TCAACATCGGTTCCGCACTGTAAAACACCATCCAAATCACCATCCGTATATCTCTGACTAGATAAAATAATAAATTTTATGTTGAGTAATCTCTCTAATATATTTATTGTTCTAGCATCTGCCCAAAACTCACATGTGCGTATAAATTTTTTAAATTCTTCAAAAGACCTTATATTTTTAACGAATAATACGTCATTTATATTTTGCTTTGCAAATTCGTTCTCTTCTTTCAATATATCAAACTGTTTTTTTACTTTTAACGCAGCATCACGAACAATTAATTGCTGGCTCCTATCAATCGTTGTAGCTAATTTTGTTTTAAGTTCATCATATTCTTTTTTCTTAATTATTGATTGTGCTCTGGTTTCATTTATTTCTCTTGTAAACATATCGAAACGCTCTTTATAGTCATTAAATACATCTTGTTTAACATCATCAGCTACCTTACTTCTTAATTTATTTACTGTGGTATCCTGCCCTATGCTTTCAAACCCATCCCTAATAGTAGCAAATAAACAATCTCCTTGACCTTCGTTATCTATTAAAGAATAATTTTTATTTTGCATAAATTTTTGTATCCAAACATCGTGGTCGCCTTCGTGATATTTGTCTCTTATATCTTTGGCTAATTTTGCTGTTTCTTGTTTTAATTGTTCAGGAATATTTGCACCAATTCTAGCAGTAAAAATATCACGTCTTATTTGTGGTATAAGTATTTCAGTTTCTTTTGGTTGGATATTTTTATCGGATTTTTTTGTAGTTGCCTTTTTTTCTTCCTTTTTTACGGGTTTTTCTTCTTCAGGAACCTTTCTTAGTTTTTCAATCATATCTTTTGTAGCAAATGTATAAATCAATGGGTCATTTAAACGTTCAACATCCAATACAGATTCTTCGTCAATATAATCAACCATATTACTAGATGGAATTTCATAAATCCCTATTTGAAGAACCTTGTCATTATGTTTAACTAAATAAACTGGAAAGTATGTTATATTTTTATCTGCAAATGTATTTTTTGGACCTCCAATAGCTACAATTACTTCTAGACCTTTTATTTCAACTTGATATAGATTTGTTTCTTTACTTAAATCTTCTGGGTCTACTCTTTTAAGTTCAGGATAATTTACTGTGCTGTCTAATTTAGATACAACCATATTGTATATAAATTAGTTAGATTTAATATTTTACAAGTTTTAAATTATATTTAATTTAATTAGCTCCAAATAATATATTGTTTTAATTTTGGGTCATTTATCAATTCCGTTATATACGCCCACATCCTATGTCTTCTTTTTACTATATCAGAATTTTCCGGTAAAACTTCAAAAAATATAATCGTATTTATTATATCATTTTTTTTGCATTTTGACGCTTTTATATCTTTATCTATACCGTAATATTTACAAATTTTAAAAAGGTCTTTTACAGTGTATTCTTGGTCATAATATAATTCATCATTATTATAAACATCCTTCTTAAAAAAATATCTTAAATTATTTATTTTTTCGTCGTCGTCTATTACATCGTCTGATAAAAAATCTCTATTATAATCTTTTTCAAAATCTTGTTCATAATCTTGTTCAAAATCTTCCATAAGTTCATTCTTCGTAAATTCCTCCATCATTTTTTGTATTTCGCTATCATTTGCCTCTTTTTTGTCGTTTACTTTTTCTTTAAAAAAAAAACATATATTGTCATTCGTTTTATTTGTTTTGTTTGTTTTATTCATTGTATTTATTTTATAATTTATTTTATAATTTTTAACTTGTTTTTTTTGTTGTTTCTTTAATAGTTTTAAACATCTTTTTACATTTCAACCAAATCCATAAATTTAAAGATTGCTTTATTTGATAAGCTTGGATAATCCTTTGCTTTGGATTTTGCTAAACTATTTACACTTTCAATAATACTTTGACCATTTATATAGAATTCCTCCGGCTCATCAGATTCATCCTCTACTTCATCAATAATATCCTTATTAAACAAAATTGCAATATTCTCCGTTAGTTCATCTACTTCGTTTTTCCTGTCAGCTATTCTAATCATATTTTGAACCATTTCCAATAAATTTCTTAGAATTTTCATTACACCGTCCTTCGGAATAAATCCCTCGATTGCTAAATTCATAAAGAATGTCGTTACTGCTCTTCGTTTTTCATTCTTCTTATTCATTTCACAAAATCCATCATAATCCTTTTCAGAGTCAATATACTGAATATCATTGTATTGTAACATAATATTTTCATACTTTTCATCAAACATTGGCATCATCCAACACTGATATTTGTTTGCCAATTCAACAAATAACTCAGCAAATACCCTTGAATAGAATTTATTCATTGAACACATATCATAAATAGTGTTTGCGACTTTTACTCTATCTTCATCAGTTATATCCTCAGAAGTAATTTTGTTTATTCTTTCAATAATTTTCTCTCGCATATCCAAGAAAGTCTTATCTGTTAACTTATTTAAGAACAAACGAATTTGGTCGATATCAGAATCCAGTCCCGTTCTCTGTTCTAGTTTAGTAGCCTGAAAGGTCCTAATACTCTCCCATTCATCTGCACTAATTTCTGCACCTTTATTTCCTCTCTTCTTTTTATTTGTTTTAATTCCACCAGAACTAGATGAAAACCCATTCGCATTTTCTTTAAGAACTTCAGGTCTATCATTCTCGGTTTTATTAAAAACATTAGATACAATTGATGAAGAACCAACTTGCATACATAAATAATTAATCATATTATATGTATCCTCTGGAATTTCAAAATTAATCCCACTGAAGGAAATATCAGTAATTTGTTTAAGATTGTATTTCAAAGTAGTCGTCATTTGTATTTATACATAAACTATATAGTTTATTATTTATATCAATTTTTTTTTAAATATAATATATCAATTAAATACACTTAAAACCATTATATAATATATAATATATAATGTCACTTGAAAATAACAATGATAGGGATAGTAATAAACAAGATGCAAATAACATCTTGGAAACAGAAACAGAAATAGAAACAGAAACACCAATTAAAATATTCACGTCTTGGGATGAATTAGACCTTAATCCTGATTTATTGAGAGGCATCTATTCATATGGGTTTGAGAAATTGAGCCCAATTCAAAGTAAAGCAATTGACCCCATTAGACAAGGCAGAGACGTCATTGCACAGGCTCAATCTGGAACAGGTAAAACTGGTTCTTTTACCGTAGGAGCCCTCTCCAGGATTAATGTCTCTGAAAATAGCAACCAAGTTCTAATTATGGCCCCTACACACGAATTAGCCCAGCAAATTACATCTGTCATTAAAAGTATATCAAATATGATGACTGGTGTAAGAATTAAGACCATTATTGGCGGTTCTTCGATTGATGAGGATGTTACTGAAATGCGAGAAACACCTCCTCATATTATTGTTGGTTGTCCAGGCCGAGTTTACGATATGATTAGACGCCGTCATATCAATGCCAACAAATTAAAGTTAGTTATCCTTGATGAAGCCGATGAAATGCTATCTTCCGGGTTTAAGGAACAAATCTATAACGTGTTTCAGTACTTAAATAAAAATGTCCAAATCGCCCTTTTTAGCGCTACGTTACCTAATAATATTTTCCAAATAACAAACAAATTTATGCGTAATCCAATTAAAATTTGCGTTAAAGCTGAAAGTCTTACTTTAGAAGGTATTAAACAGTATTATGTTGCAGTTGACGATGATAGAGAAAAATATTTAACTCTTAAGGACCTATATAAACATATTACTGTAGCCCAATGTATTATCTATTCCAATAGCGTTAAACGAGTTGTTGACCTATATGAAGCAATGAAAGAAGATGGGTTTCCTGTATGTTGTATTCATAGCAGTATGGAAAAGTCAGAAAGAGAAAAGTCTTTCAAGGATTTTAAGGGCGGAGTTGCTCGTGTTCTTATTTCGTCAAATGTTACATCTAGAGGAATTGATATCCAACAAGTTAGTGTTGTTATTAATTTTGATTTACCGAGAGATGTTCATAATTATCTTCATCGTATTGGTCGTTCTGGTAGATGGGGTAGAAAAGGAACCGGCATCAATTTCATTACCAGACGTGATATTCCAAAAATGAAGGAAATCGAGATGTATTACTCTACTCAAGTTGAGGAACTACCTGGTAGCTTTCAAATCAATTAAAAATAATATTATTAAATCTACATAAATAGATTGATACAATTACAAAGTATATAATATGCAACAAAAAAATGCCTTAAAAATAATCACATTATATGATCTAATTGCAAATAATACATTTATTATATTTGCCACACTACATCATATAATTATCATGTTATTTAATCACAATTCAATACATCATTTAAATAAACTTATTGTTGATTTTCCAGAACAACATAACCGGTTTGAAACTATGCAACTTAACTTACAAGTATGTCAATCTATAACCATATTTACTGCGTTCATAATATATTTTATAACCGATAATAAAAATAAAAACCTACTACGATTATCTGTAATGTTTTCGAGTTGTTTTGTTAAACTTTCATACACTTTTATACAGATTTGTAATTTTGATAGAAAAACTATTGAAAACAATGTTAATTATGATTTTGGCACTTATTATAAAATTATTGAAGTATCTTACATAACCAGATTTGCTATTATATTTATTGTAAGTATAGGAATAATCCCATATATATCAATGAAACCATTAGCAGAATATCTAAAATATGGAATAGACTTGGCCAAAAAATATAAAATTAAATACATTGAACATACAACTGTTTCGAAATTAGAAAATGTTTAGACTTTTTGCTTTAGTTTTTCATTTTATAAATATTCGTATATTCGTATAATAGTATAATATATATTCTATTTTACAAATAATGACTGATACAAAATCAAATTTAGGGTTAGACAATATTAATGATGTATTTAAAATTCCCATTTGTTATAATAAAAATGTTCAAAAACTTAATGAACATATCGTAACCGACCTAGAATTAGTAAACTCTATTGAACAAGATGAACCGTCAATATATAATAATGTATTCAAACCTAATAATAAACCTGCTTCAAAGGTTATTGAGCAATTTGCTAACTATTATACTACTGATACTAATTACTTAAAAGACACTCAACAGCTAATTAAGTCTATTAACTCTGAAGAACTAACAAATATTCATAGCAAACATAGTTTTAGTGATTTTGAATTAAACGATGTTGTTAGTTTATGGGAAGAAATAAAAGGTGAAACTGGATTTCATGAAAAATACTTGTATATTGACTGGGCATTTGCAAAACAACTTAATAATAACTCCTCTTTTTTACAGCTTATGAGCATTTATAATATTGCATCCCCAATTTTATCTCTGTGTCTTCCTATTTTTGTTCTTATTATTCCGTTTTTTATTATTAAATTAAAAGGCATAGAACTCAACATTAAGGAATACATTGAAATATTAAAAGTTCTTATATCTAATCACTCCATCTTTAAAGTATTTACACAATTTCACCAAGTCGACAATAGTCAAAAAATATATCTAGTCATTTCTGCCGCATTCTATTTGTTTTCCATTTATCAGAATATCCTTATTTGCATTCGTTTCTATTCCAATATGCAAAAGATACATAACTATCTGTATAAATTTAGGAAATATTTATCGTATACCTTAGACTTAATGAATTATCACTCTTCTAAGACAACTGAACTAACAAATTATAATCAATTTAATCTTGTTATTGATTCAAAGAAGAACGTATTAATCAAACTATATGAAGAATTAAATAAAATTACACCTTTCACTTTTTCATTCTCTAAAATAGGCGAAATAGGGCATATTATGTGTCTGTTTTATCAATTATATAATAACGATAATTATAATGACGCATTGTTATACTCTTTTGGGTTCAATGGTTATTTTAATATGATTAGCCAAACCGGAAATAACGTTGAGGAAAAGAAACTTGTAAAGACACAATTTATTGATAATAAAAAAGGAGAAGGAGAGGGAGAGGTAGAAAAGAAAGAAGAAGAAAAGGAAAAGGGAAAAAGAGAAAAAAGAAAGGGTAACCCTGTTTTTAAGAAAATGTACTACCCTAAATTTATTAATGACGACGACCTTACCATAATCAAAAACGACTGCAATTTGAATAAGAATATGATTATAACCGGGCCTAACGCATCCGGTAAAACAACAACATTGAAAACCGCATTAATTAACGTTATTCTTTCTCAGCAAATTGGTTATGGATGTTTTGAAAGCCTTAAACTTTACCCATACGATAATATTCATTGTTACTTGAATATACCTGACACATCTGGACGAGATAGCTTATTTCAAGCTGAAGCCAGAAGATGCAAAGACATTATTGATTGCATAAATGAGAAAAATGATAGCACACATTTTTGTATATTTGATGAATTATATTCAGGAACAAATCCAGAAGAGGCTGTTGTTAGTGCATTTGCTTTTATGGACTACATTGTTAAAAATGACAACGTTACATGTCTATTAACAACACATTATGTAAAACTTTGCAAAAAACTCTCGAAAAACAAGTTAATCAAGAATTACAACATGAAAACTCTAAAAAAAAACGACAATTTTGAATATACGTATTTACTAGAAGAAGGAATTTCTAAAGTAAAAGGAGGATTAAAGGTTTTGAAAGATATGAATTATCCTAAAGAAATTTTAGACAACACAAAATAAATAATACAATTATTCGTTTTAAAAAAGATTATAATATATTAATCCTTTTTAAGAATGGCATTTTCAGATTTACTTAGTACATCATTTTTATTTAGCATAGCAATTATTATCATATTAATCGGCGGAATATTTGCATATGTTAGTTATAGAATGGGAGAACAAGACCACAAACTAAATTCAATGATTGGTTTAGTTTCTACTATGGCCGAAGAAACACAGTTCTTTAGAAATAAAATTAATATGTTACAGCAACAAATTATAAAACCTGAATTACCTACAGTCGATAATTTTGAATATTCTTCTCAAATGATTGGAGGAACTAACAAAAGTGAATTAATTTCTGTTTCCGATGAAGAAGAAGATAGCGATGAAGAAGCAGAAGATGATAGCGATGAAGAAGCAGAAGAAGATAGCGATGAAGAAGATG